CCGACATCGGGGGTGGCGAAGGTGGCAGCCCCTGTGGTAGTGCGGCTACCATTCCCCACAAGGCCGACAGGGAAGGGGCGTGGGTGAACACCGTCTGCTCGTTCCCCGGCTGCCCGGAGATCGCCCCGAGGGGGGTGGCCCGGTGCGAGGAGCATCGTCCGAAGCCCTGGTCGGGTGGCCCGTCGAAGCATCACCTGAACCGCCCGAAGGGGTGGGAGGCGATGCGCCGGAAGGTGCTGGCGCGGGATCATTTCCGCTGCAAGGTGTGCCGCCGGCGCGGGGGGCATGTGGATCACATCGTGCGGGTCGCTGATGGCGGGTCGTGGGAGATGGACAACCTCCAGGTGCTGTGCAAGGAGTGCCATGACGCGAAGACGCGGGCCGAGATGAGACAACCGAGAAGGAGCAAGTGATGGCTGACGGTCCTGCCCCGAAGCACCCGTCCACGCGGCAGCGCCGCAACAAGGTGGCGTCGGCGACGACGCTGCGGGTGGTGGACAACCCGAAGATCCCGCTGATCCCGAAGCGGGGGACTGGCCTGAAGTGGACGCCGGAGGCTCTGGCGTGGTGGCGGCGCACCTGGTCGTCGCCGATGAGCTCGGAGTACGACGAGAGCGACTTCTCCGGCATCGTCCGTCGCCTGTTCCTCGAGGACGCCTACTGGGAGGCGGCTCGGGAGGGTGAGACGAACCAGATGCTGAAGCTGAGCGCGGAGATCCGCATCCTTGACATTGAGTACGGGCTGACGCCGATGGCGCGCCGCCGCCTGCAATGGACGATTGAGCAGGGCGAGAGCGCGGAGGAGAAGACGACGGCTCGCCGGAAGAAGCGGGCGGCTGAGTCCCCGCGCCCGGTCGCGGCGGTCGATCCTCGCGAGCTGCTGGCGTAGTCGATGGCGACGTTGATGATCCCCGGTCGGGACGAGGAGCCGTGGCCGACTCTGGGGCCGCAGGTGTGCGACTGGATCGAGGCGCATCTGACGTATGGCCCTGGCGACATGCGGGGGGTGCCGTATGTGGTGGAGCCGGAGAAGCGGGCGCTGATCTACCGCATGTACGAGGTGTTCCCGAAGGGGGTGAAGGGTGAGGGCCGTCGCAGGTTCAACCGGGTCGGGGTCAACATCCGCAAGGGCACCGCGAAGACGGAGTTGGCGGCGGTCATCGCGGCGTGCGAGCTGCATCCCGACGCGCCCGTCCGATTCGATGGCTGGGATGCCTTTGGCGAGCCTGTGGGTCGCGGCGTGGTGGAGCCGTATGTGGCGATGGTCGCGTTCACGCTGGAGCAGACGGAGGAGCTGGGGTTCAACGTCCTGAGGACGATCTTGGAGGAGTCCCCGCTGGCGAACGACTTCGACATCGGCCTGGAGCGGGTGATCGTGCTGAATGACCGTGGCCGCGCGGCGGGGAAGGCGGTCCCGTTGACGGGTGCGCCGGGTGCGCGTGACGGTGCGCGGACGACGCACAACTCGTTCGACGAGACGCACCGGATGACGACGCCGCGCCTGCTGAAGGCGCACACGACGATGCTCCAGAACACCTACAAGCGGCAGATGGCTGACGCCTGGTCGCTGGAGACGACGACGATGTTCGACCCGTCGGAGCAGTCGGTGGCGATGGACACGCACGCCTACGCGGAGGCGGTGTCGGGCGGTGAGGTCGCGGATTCGCGGCTGTTCTACTTCTACCGGCATGCGCCGCTGGAGATGCCGCTGTCGACGGAGGACGAGGTGCGGGAGGCGCTGGTGGAGGCGTCCGGGCCTGCCGCGTCGTGGTCGGGTGACATTGACGGGCTGGCGAAGCATTGGTTCGAGCCGAAGACGGACAAGCAGTACTTCCAGCGGGTGTGGCTGAACCAGAAGATCGCGGGCGGCGGCAAGGCGTTCGACTCGGTGGCGTGGGCCGACCTGGCCGATGCCACGCATGTGGTGCCGGATCGGGCGCGGATCGCCATCGGGTTCGATGGGGCGAAGACGCAGGACGGCACGGCGATTGTGTGCTGCGAGCTGGCGACGGGGTTCATGTGGCTGGCCGGGTACTGGCAGTCGGATGGGTCTGACCCGGAGTGGACGGTGGACTCGCTCGAGGTGGAGCAGGTGCTGGAGCAGCTCTTCGACCGCTACCGGGTGAAGCGCATGTACGCCGACCCGTTCTTCTGGACGACGGAGTTGAGGTCGTGGGCTGGCCGCTGGGGCGACCAGGTGGTGCTGGAGTACGCGACGACGCTGTACAAGCGGACGGGGTTGGCGTGCGCGTCGTTCGCGGAGGCGATCAAGGCGGGTCAGGTGAAGAATGATGGCGGGTCGAAACTTGCTGAGCATGTTGGCAATGCGGTGCGTCAGGACACTAACCTTCGTGCTGATGACGACAGTCCGATCTGGGTGATCAGCAAGGAGCGGCGTGGCGGGCCGTTGAAGATCGATGCAGCGATGGCTGCGGTGCTGGCGTGGCAGGCGTCGAACGATGCGATTGCGAAGGGCGCTCTGCGTGGGTCGTCCGGTGTGGCTTCATTCAACTGAGAGGGACGGACATGGCCGAGCGGACGCCTGAGCAATGGCTGAAGGTGATGCTGGAGGATCTGACGGCGCAGCATCGCGTGGTGAACACGATGGAGGCGTGGTACCAGGGGAGGCATCCGTTGCCGGCGGCGTCGGCGACGAACAGCGACCTGTACCGGAAGTTCCAGAAGATGGCGCAGTCGAACCTGCTGACGCAGGTGGTGGACGCGGTCGGTTCCCGGCTGTCGGTGGAGGGCATCCGCATGGGGGATGAGTCCGCTGACGAGGATGCGTGGGCGATGTGGCAGAAGTCGTCTATGGATGCGAACCAGACGATGCTGATGGAGACGGCGCTGTCGTGCGGGCTGGCCTACGTCTCGGTGTGGCCGGATGGGGAGGGCTCGGTGCGGTTCTCGCCGGAGCATCCGGGCGAGGTGACGCATCGGATGGTTCCGGGGTCGCTGCACCAGGTGCAGGCGGCGGTGAAGGTGTACGCGGATGACGACGACTGGGTGGCGACCTTGTGGCTCGAGGACGCGGTGTACACCTGGCGGGGCAAGGGCGACTGGGATGCGTGGAGCGTGTGGGAGCCGACGGGCGGCTGGGGGAACCCGTATGGCGAGGTGCCGATCCGGCCCCTGTTGAACAAGCCGACGCTGCGCGGCGGCTGGCAGTCGGAGATGAGCGATGCGATCCCGATTCAGGAGCGGATCAACCAGACGCTGCTGAACATGATGGTCGCGGAGGAGGCTGTGGCGTTCCCGCAGCGGTGGGCGACGGGGTTGGAGATCCAGAAGGATGCGAATGGTGTGCCGCAGCGTCCGTTCAAGTCGAGCCCGGATGGGTTGTGGGTCGCGGAGGATGAGACGGCCCGGTTCGGCCAGTTCGCGGAGTCGTCCCTGGATGGCTACCTGCATGCGATCTCCGCTGACGTGGAGGCGATGGCGGCGGTGACTTCGACTCCGCTGTTCGCGATGTCGGCGAAGCTGTCGGTGCCTCCGAGCGCGGAGGCGTTGACGGCGATGGAGTCGTCGCTGGTGAAGAAGGTGGAGGCGCGTCAGCGGATCTTCGGTGAGGCGCTGGAGGACACGTTCCGGCTGGCGTTCAAGATGCTGGGCGATGCCCGCGCGGACGCGAATGACGCGGAGGTGATCTGGCGTGATCCGTCGATCCGGTCGGATGCCGCGCTCGCGGACTACGTCGTGAAGGTGGCGTCGGTGGGGGTGCCGAAGCAGGCGCTGTGGGAGAAGCTCGGTGCGTCCCCGCAGGAGATCGTGCGGTGGGAGTCGCAGTCGATGTCGGAGGCGTTCATGCAGCTCGTCGCTCAGGTCGGGCAGCAGGGGCAGCAGCAGGCGAGTGACCAGCAGGCTGCTGACCAGCAGCAGACGACGGACCAGGGAGCGTAGTGATGGAGACGGGCCACGACGACATCGTCATCCCTCAGGATGGCAGCGAGTTCGTGCTGTACACGTTCACGGAGGACGGCCTGCCGTGGCCTGACCCGGATACGGGGTTCGACGGGTGGACGGCTGAGCGGTGCATGATCCGCACCTCGAGGCGGCAGGACGCCACGATTGTGGCGTTCGTGCAGCCGGAGCTGGGGTCGGATGGGACGCTGTCGCTGGACTTCACGCCGGAGATCGTGAGTGACATCGCGCCGGGGAACTACCGGGGCGACATCCGGCTGCTGGATGTCGGCGGCAGGCCGCATTACCCGATCGAGTTCTCCCTGGAGATCCAGCCGACTTCGACGATTGAGGGTGCGTGATGGATGAGAAGGGCGTGCTGGTCATCACGCGGGTGATTCGGACGCTGGATGTGTCGCATCCGGTGACGACGGTGGTGATCTCGCGGCAGCCGGTGGGTTCTGCTGGGCCTGCTGGGCCTGCGGGGCCGCAGGGTGATCCGGGCGCCGATTCGACGGTTCCGGGGCCGACTGGGCCTCAGGGGCCGGAGGGACCGGCGGGGCCGGAGGGGCCGGAAGGTCCGCAGGGGCCGCAGGGTGAACCTGGATTCACCTCGTTCGACTACGTCAAGGTGAAGGATGTCATGGACATCCCGCAGGCGTGGACGCCCATCGCGACCCTCATCACCCCGGATCGGCCTCCGGGCGTGTACCAGGTCGGGTTCTCCCTGACGTACTCGTTCCCCGACACCGTCAACTCCTGCATGATCCGGTTCACCGACAACGACGGCGTGAGTTGGACGACGTTCATCAACGAGCAGTCGGACAAGACGAACGTCGTGCCGTGGTACTACGCCTACCCGTGGATTCACCAGGGCGGGGTGCTGAAGCTCCGCATGGAGGCGATGAAGGAGGGCGGCAACGACAAACTTGACTTCCTGTACTGCGACCTGTTCTTCCACGCGGTGGCTGGTCCCCCGGCGACGCTGAACGGCGAGGAGCCTGAAGGCTGATGCCTACGGACGTGGGGCGGGCGCTGAGCATCCAGCAGCAGTACGCCATCGAGGTCATCTCCTTGCAGTCGGCGCGGATGGCCGCGCAGATGCTGCGCGAGCTGGAGCAGGCCGCGACGGAAGCCGACGTGAACCGGATCATGGACAACTACGAGGTGATGCTGCTGGGCGCGATGGCGGCGGTCGCCGCTGCCCGTGTCGGCTACTTGCAGTCGTTCGTCGCCGCCGAGGGCATGGGCAGGCTGCCGGTTCCGGCGCAGGTGCTGCGCCCGTCGGCTCAGGACGTGATGGTGGGGGGCCGGTCCCCGCAGCCGAAGCCTGCCGGTGTCGGCGCGGACATCGCCCCGATGGAGCAGGTGGTGCTGCGCCCGCCGTCGAACCAGGGGCCGATGTGGGCTGCGCTGGCGCGGCTGCGTGCCGACGTGGAGCGGGGCCGCGCGGACGCCCTGGATGTGGCGGTGACGCGGATCGAGAACTACACGGAGGCGGCGGTCGTCGCGACCCCCGACTATGTGGACCGGATGGTGCTGTGGCCGAACAAGAGCGTCGTCGCGATGCGCCGGGTCGCGCATCCGTCGGCGTGCGACAGGTGCCAGCGGGTCGCGGGGGTGCTGGTGTTCAAGACGAACCCGTCGCTGCGGCATGAGCGGTGCCGCTGCTCGTTCGAGCCTGTCCTGCTGTCCGACCCGGACTACCAGTCGCGGCTGCGCCAATACGAGGCGAACGCGGGGTTCATCGGCGGCGGCAAGGGCGGTGGCCCCGCGTACTCCAGGGATCGGCGTACCCGTGGCCGTCGGCAGTTGCAGGCCGCGCAGGCCCGTGTCGATGACGATGCGACCCGTAGGGTGTGGCATGACTTCCTCAAGGATGAGCAGAAGCGTCTCGCCAAGCTCGTCACCGCTGTCCCGTCGGACCAGTACCGCAACTGGGCCGTCTTGACGAGTGCGAGCATGACCAAGGTCGGCGGCGACTTGCTGCCGGTCATCACAAGGAACTGAAGGAGCATCACATGAGTGACGAAACCCCCACCCCTCCCGCCGACGAGTCGGCGCCGCCGGCGCCCGAGCCGACGGCTCCCCCGGAGCCGGACGCACCGAAGGAGTCGAACCCGCTGGAGAAGGCTCTGGAGACGGAGCGCGCCGAGCGGAAGAAGCTCGAGGCCGAGTTGAAGAAGCGGCAGTCCGCTGACGAGAAGGCCCGTCTCGCGGCGATGGACGACAACGCGCGCGCCGTGGAGGAGGCGAAGGCTGCGGCCCGCGCCGAGGTGATCGCCGAGTACGAGTCGAAGTTGACGATGGCTCGGGTGCAGGCGATGGCGTCCTCGTTCCATGACCCGGCGCTGGTCGCGGGCCTCATCGACGTGGAGCCGGATGCGTCGGACGACGAGATCCAGAAGGCTCTGGACGAGATCGGCAAGGACAAGCCGTACCTGGTGAAGACGCCGTCGTCGGCGCCGCCGATGCCTCAGGGGCCGCGCAACGGTGAGGATCTGGACGCGGGCGACTGGCTGCGCGCCTCGGTCAAGGGACGCCGGTAGCGAGAAAGGGCGGGGTCAATAGTGGCCCCGTCCTTTCCTATCGGCTAACATCCCAATCAGCAGGACGGTGACGACGGCGGCGCGATGCCCCGGCTGAACCTGAAGGCTCCGGCCCGGAGGCGCGATGCCCCGGCCCGAGAGAGCGGCGCGATGCCCTCGAGTGGAACACCCATTCAACTCGTTGCGCCCACCTAGACGGCGCACTTCTCAAGAAGGAGGCCCGTCATGGCCGGAATGATCGAACGTCACCCCAGCAACGACCCGCTGGTCCCCACCCCGGTAAGCGCCGAGGTCATCAAGACGCTCCCGCACGCGAGTGCGGCCCTGACTCTGTGCCGCAAGGTGCCGATGTCCACCCAGACCAACCGCCAGCCCGTCCTGTCGGTCCTGCCCGAGGCGTACTGGGTGGCCGGTGACACCGGGCTGAAGGAAACCAGCAAGCAGGAGTGGGAGAACCTGGAGCTGGTCGCCGAAGAGCTCGCCGTCATCATCCCCGTCCCCGAGGCGTACTTCGATGACTCGCAGGTGCCGATCTGGTCCGAGGTTCGGCCCATGATCACGCAGGCGTTCGGCGCGAAGCTCGACCAGGCGGTCCTCTTCGGCACGGGCAAGCCCGCGTCGTGGACTTCCACCGCGCTGATCCCCGGCGCCGTCTCCGTCGGCAACGATGTCGACCAGACCGCTGACCTCGGTCAGGACATCGCATCGATGGGGCAGCTCCTGTCCCAGCAGGGCTTCTCCCTCAACTCGTTCGCATCGGAGCCGGGATTCAACTGGCAGCTCATCGCGGCTCGCTCCGCGCAGGGCAACCCGATCTACGGCAACGGCAACGTCGCCCTCGGCCAGCCCGACACCATCTACGGTCGCTCCGTCTTCGAGACGATGAACGGTGGCTGGAAGGTGTCGGACGGCTACCCGCTGCTCGGCGGTGACTTCTCCAAGGCGATTGTCGGGCTGCGCTCCGATATCTCCTTCAAGGTGTTCACCGAGGGTGTCATCACCGACACCGACGGCGCTGTGGTGCTGAACCTCATGCAGCAGGACTCGGTCGCGCTGCGCGTCGTCATGCGGTGCGCCTACGCCGTCGCCAACCCGGTGACGGCTCTCGAGTCGGACAAGGCGTCCAGGTTCCCGTTCGCTGTTCTGAACGCGGCCTCGGGCTCCTAGCCGGAGACGCCGGGGGGCGGGGAGTTGATGCTCCTTC